CTGCTGCCTCGTCGGGCTTGTTGTCTACCTTGACAAGCTTCTCAGCTCTTTCCATCTGAGCGATGGTAGCGTCGATAGACTCAACTTCCTTCGTGAGTGCGTCAAACTTTGTGTTCTCTTCGTCTGTGAATGCTCTCTTTTCCATCTCTATGGACTTGGAGAGTTCTTCGATCTGTTCCATGAGCTGTGCTCTTTTTTCCATGAGTTCTTTCATTTTTCATTTCCTCCTTAATCTTTCGATGGTTTCATGGTATTTTGAGTAGTCGGGTGTCTCTTCCGCCCGCTGCTCGGGTGCAGGTTCTTCTTCCTGCGGCTCCTTCGGCTCTTCGGCCTTCCGGTTGTCCATAGTGCGAATCACATCAGAGGTCATCGCTCTTGTTATGAGCTTGTCCTTTTCCTGTGCTCTTGCATGAACGCTTGTACCGGCGTACACCGGGAGCATGGTGTCGTCTATGATGGATACTTCCCTGAGGTCAATCTCCGTCACGATAGATCTCTCGACATGTGTGTCGTAGTCATACGCTGTCCGGGAATCGAGCGTGTAGAAGCCGAAACTCCATCCGACAAGCTTTCCGTCGCGGGCAAGCTGTATCACTTCCGGATCCGTGACCGTTGCTCTCGCATGAAGTCCGATACTGTCTTCTTCGAGTTCAAGGTTGTCTCCCGTCTTTCCGATCACTCTGTCGGCTTTGTGATTGAGGAGCATCTCGACTTCGGCATTCTTTGAAAGTGCCAGGGCAAATACGCCCGGCTGCATCTGTTCAACGAATCCGTTGCCGTACTCATCAGACATCCGCCTTGAGTCTCTTCCGACTGCGTTGACGTAACCTTCGATCTCGACCGAATCACTTCTGATCGTTATCTTCATTTGGTTTCTCCTTTCCTGACGTATCATCCGGGTTATTCTGGCTCGGATCGGGTGTTGTCTGCGGCACTTGTGCACCGCCCGACTCTGCCCCATCAGGTACAGGTTCACCATTTGCCACGTCATTGATATTTACTTTCAAACCCATATTCGGAGTGAACAGCATTCCGTTCTCAGGGTTGAAAAGTACGTCCTGAAGGCCAAGCTTTACAAAGTCAAGGCCGAGTGAAGCCATGTTCTCCTGGCGACGGATATCATCGATCTGAAGGAATCCGTTCTTGATACCGCTTGCATAGGCTTCGAATCTTGTTTTGATGTCCGCTTTTGTCAGCTCGTAGGTATCAGCTGCAAAAAAATACGACTTCTTTTCTCTTTCGAGTAAGAGGTCGCGGTTAAGTGCGGTACATATTGCGTCAAGCAACGGGATGATGCAGTCCTGGACGTATGCCAGTCTCTCTTCTTTTGTCGCTCCGCCGTTTATGATCGACGGTGGCATATTGAAGAGCTTGCAGATCTCATTCGCGTTGCTCTTTTTGTTTTCGTTCATCTGCATCTCTACAGATGTCTCGGAAGCTTCTTTGAACTGTACTCCGTCATTTAAGATGACCACGTTCTCTCCGTCATTCGAGTAGAGCCTCCGGAATCCGTCCTTTAAGGCTTGTAATGCCTCATTGGCTATCTTGTGGGCCGCCTGCAGGAAACCTTTTTTGTTTCCGCCCTTTTTGACCAGGGCGTTCTCGAACTTGAGCGAGTTATATGCTACCGAGAGGATGGTCGCGTTTTCTGCGATGAGGGATGTTCCTTTCCATCCGTTCTGTGTGACTCTTAATATCTTTATGAACTCGTGAGGGTGGTACGCTTTCCCGTTTACGAAGATCTTGTACTTCTTGAAGATGGGATCCTCGTTATACATGAAGGTTACGACATCAGGATCCACGTAATGAAGTGATCTCACTTTCGTTCCGGGACGGTTGATGTAAATGTATCCGCCTTTGTTCGTGTAGTAGTCTTTGACTATCTGCTTCTTCAGGTCGCAGCCGGTGAAGGTGTCATACGTGTCATAATTGAGTAAGTCGACTCTGTCGTCGTCCACTCTCTCCGCCGATCCGTCATTCTTCTTCTTGTAGAGGTAGATCGGTACGCTTGCGATCGTGTTTGCGATAGTATTGATACATCCGGCGAAAGTTGGGACGTTCATAGCCATCTTTCGTGATACGTAGTCATCCTGAAGGAATGCCTCAAGAAGCGCATCATTGAGCTGTATGCTGTCCGTATTTTCTTCCGCTCTCTTCTTAAAAAGTCCCATTGTCTACTCCTAAATCACCTGAACGACGAAGTCCATTCCGTAAAGCATCTCCTGTTGTAAGAGATATACGGAGTTGATCGTCGCTACTACCATGTCGACCTTGCCGGCCGACTTCTTCTTGTTCACGTACTTATTGAGGTTCGTATCTTCCGTGCATCTCGCGTTCTGGAAGTTGATCTCCAGAAGGCGGTTGTCGTCGTATGCGAACTTCTTGTCAAGGATCGCTTCCTTGAGGAGCTTCGTTGGAGCGTGCAATACTGACGAGTGCTGCTTGATCTCTACGCACGTTATCCCTTCCGCTTCAAGCTTCTGGATAGTCGATATCGCATTCCAGCGATCGTATCCGACCTGTTGGATTTCTACGCCCATACGAGATTCAAGGGTGAGGATGTACTCTTCAACGGTGGAATAGTCCACAACTTCACTCCCACAGGCTAAACAGTTGCCTTCTTTGATGAGTCTTTTGTAATCTACACCCTCTTTTTTAGACTTCGCCTCGACTCTGTCCGCCGGAAGGAAGCCCGTAACCCTTGAATATATGATCCCATTCTCTTCTGTCGACATAGCGACGGAAGTGTTATCATCTGATAATGAGAGGTCGAGGCCGAGCCATACTTTACGGCCGCGCCACCATTCGTCATCCTTATCGCGTCTGCACTGCTTTACCTTCTGAACATCGATATATCCTTCTACTCCGAGTCCTTTGTAGAGGATATTGCAGTGCTTACACAGGAAGTTTTCCCGCTTATTCTCATAAAGGATCGCGTCTGTCCGCTTCTCCTTTAAGTTTTCGAGCATCTCCGGTCTTGTCAGTGAGACGGGGTTTGCCTGAAAGAGGATCCTGTCATCCGTCATCCACTGATCGCCGGTCTTTAAGTCGTCATCCGGCTCATACAAAAGCGAGAAGATTCTTTTGTTATCGATCAGGCCGTCAAGTGACTTCTTTGCCTTGTCGATCTCGTCGATCATCGAGTTATTGTCGTTCGGATATTGCGTGCTGATGACTATACCGAGCTTGTTCGGGATGTTGATCTGGGATGATCTCATCGCCTCGATCGGGTATGTATCCATCGCACCGGCTTCATCGGCCAGAAATGCATGAGCGGTCTTACCGTCGAGCCTGTCCTCTGAATATGCGAGCGGTTTGTACTCGTTGTCGTTAAGGTTGCACCTTATCTCGGACCGTAAGAGTTTGAAGGCGGGCTCTACTTCGTCATAGAGTGCCGGTGAGCTCTTGATGATCTTCCGGATCGCAAGCTTAAGCTCCGATGAGAGTGCGAGATCCGGCGCAACAGAAAAGAACCGGGAGAAGTCCGGTTCTGTCAGCATCAATAATATGAAAATCGCTCCGCTGTTGAAGGTCTTGAAGTTCTTTCTGGCTATCTCCAACAGTATCGTCGTGTAATATCGTATGTTTTGCTTTTTCTTGAGCTTCGTGCACAGTCCTGCGATTATCAAAAACCATGCATACGGCTCAAGTCCTTCGTTCATCGGGACGTTAAGGTCCGGATGGATCATGAGCTTTAAGAGCCTCTCGATCCTGGCTACCGTCTCTTCGTCGATCATTGCCTCTTTGTCGAATCCGTCCGCGATGTTCAGCCAACTTTCAGCCTGCATCCTGACGTATTTTGGCACCTTCCGGCGCGTATCCGAAGCGCAGAAGGACGCATACTTGTAAGCAGGGTTCTTTTTATACACCGAGAGCCTCCTTTAATGCGTTCGCCTTCGTTTCCGGCTTCTTCGGGATCGCTGCAAGTGCTGACCGGATAGTCATGCAGTTTTGCTTCTCAAAGTCGTTCATTTCTGCCCTGATCGACTTCGCAATACCCTCTTTTTTGGCAATAATATCTTCCATTTTGGTGATTAAACGGTAGTATTCGGGCATATTTTTCGAAAAATCAGCCTTATTTTCGCGTAATTCTTCAATTTCGCCCTTTGTTTTTGCTATGTCGATCTCGACATTGTTCAGTTTCGACTTATTCAGGCAATACCGTCTGACCGGTGCCCCGTAGATCTCGTCGAACTTATCTATCGCCTTGAGAAGCGGTTTAAGGCGCAAAAACTCCAGATGAGCGACCTTATCCGACCTGACGTCGGCGGTCTCAACCATCATCTTACCCGTGAGGAGTGCTTTTTCCGCTCTTTCACGTGTGGCAAGCTCTTTTTTTGTTCTGTGCGACTTCTTCTCCAGCTTTACAACCGTCGCCGCTTTTGCCGGTCTTGCCATTTCATACCTCTTTGGTTAGGTTTGTCACGCATTACAGGCTTTCTCTTATCTCCTCAGGGCCTTTCGCCTGAACTATGCTACTAAGCCCTGCCTGTTGCGGATTCATTTTCGCTGATAGCGTTGTTTCAAACGCCTGTGGCGTAGGATATATACGCAATTTTTGTTTTGTACCATTACAGATAAGTGAGGGACGGGCCGATGTTCCAGTTCGCATTGGAAAGGGCATTGTTCAGATTGAGGCAAGAAGGACCGACAAGGGCCCCATTGTTGCAGTTGCCGCCCGCAATCGTCGGAAGGCTCGTTGGCTTGCGTATATACCCCTGATATTTTCTTTTGATCTACTCCTCGCGGGGCGCTGCGCCCCCGCATCCCCCGCCGCGGCTACGCCGCAACAGGTTTTTTGTAAGAGAGGGACGGGCCGACGGCCCAGCCCGCACCGGAAAGGGTATGGTCCAGAGCGAGGCAAGAAGGACCGACAAGGGCCCCATGGGCGCAGCCG